GTTAGTGATAATTTCTTCGTTAACTTCAATAAGGAAGCTATCGATAAGTGTGTCTAACTTGCTTGTCATATTATTCTCCTTGATTATTTGATTTGTGGATGTTTTATAAATTATAATGGACTAGGATTAGGTTACACATATAGGATAGCAGATACATGGTAAAAAACAACACTCCAGAAGAATTTTTTTTAGATATTTCTGGTCTTCAAGAACACCCTGTTCTAAACCGTCCTTTGCTAAAACATTATAAACTTGACGAGTCTACCATAGCGCCAAAGCGGTGGCAAGGGCAACGTATACCAGCACACAAAGACTGGTTATAGGGAAGACATAGGATTAGTTTTAAGATCGAATTGGGAGGCAAACTTTGCTAGAATATTAAAGTTGTATGATATAGATTTTGAATTTGAGCCAACGGTTTTTGCATTTCCGATTAAACGAGGAACCAAAGCCTACACTCCTGATTTTTATATAAACAATAGAAGTATTTGGATTGAGGTAAAAGGTTTCTTAGATGATAAAAGTAAAATAAAACTTAAAAGATTTAAAAGATATTATGAAAAAGAATTTAATAATTTAGTTTTTGTCATAAGCAAATTTAATACTGATGCAAAAGATTACGCAAAAGAATTGGGTATTAAAAACGTAATCTTTTATGAAGACATTAGATCCTTTTATGCGGATAAGATTTTGAATTGGGAAGGAAAATAATGAGTTCGTATAAAGAACAGTATTACAACTTAAAAGAAGAAGAAATGCAGCTGCTGATATCACAGGCTAAAAAGGGTAATGAAAAATCTCAAAGAGAATTAGTGAAGGTTTTTAATAATTTTTTAACAAAATATACAACCATGTTGTATTATGGAAAATATAATCTCAACGATTATGACATTAGAAGATTTACTTCTCTTTTTGTAAAAGATCCATTTGTTCGTTTTTCTTTAATGAAAAACAAATTAAATATAGCTGGATACAAACATGTGAACGAAGTGCTTAGGCGGAATCACCTATATGGCAAAAAGATATCGGTGACGAAGAGGATGTTAGGCAGACCGTAGACATGACCTTTTTTCAGTGCATCGCACGATATCAAAGAAAAGATTCAGAAAAAGGACCAATACCATTTAGCCGGATTTTTATATAGTTACTTTTTTTATCTTTTGAAAAAAAATGTTGATACATTTTTAATAGATCAATTAGGAAGAAAAACTTTTCCACTACTAAATGACGAATCTTCGGATGACAGTGAGGACTCGCAAAAACAAATTGGGTTTAAGGCCCCTCCAGAAGAGAGGGAAATGGAGTCATTTTTAAACACAGAAGAGATAAATGAGTTTTGGATTCTCGGCGAAAGCTGCGCTGAACCATTTGCCAGTTTAACCGTTCAAGAAAGACAACTTCTTAAGTGGCGTTATGTTGATGGGTTAAGATCTAGTGAAATAAGCCAAAAAATATCTGAACACCCGAATACGGTTAGGGAGCATTTATCAAAAACAAGAGATAAACTATTAAAGATTCTGCTGGAATCTAAGATGGAAGATGTGATAAACTTTCTCGATCTGCAAAAGGACTGATATGAACGTTCACGGAATGCAAAAATTAAATGAACTTTTAAGAGAGTTTATTGATCCGCAAATTCAAGAGATCGTAACGGGGTACGCTTCCGGACAAAAAGATTCAGAATATTTTATAACTATTCCAGACATTGATACGCTTGATCTGGGCATGCAGGACCTAGCCTCCTTGGTTGCAAGGACTTCAAACGTTTATGGAAGAATAGCTCGCTTTGCCGGGATGGCTAGGGCCCAATATAAGCTTATAGAGGGATCATACAAGAGAGTCTACAAGGCCAATAGGGTGGGCAAGAATGAAGCCGAAAGAGAAGCCAACGCCCTGGGCGCCGCAGAGAGCGAATATACCGCCCTGGTTACCGCTGAGTCGATAGTTCATTTGGCGGAGTCTATGGAGGCAGCGGCAAGAATTGCTTCTGAATCGGCAAGAAAGTTAATTGACAAAGTGCAATCAATGCAGATTGCGTCTTCGAGAGAAGAAAAAGGATTTTATAATGAAAAAGATTTTAGGACATATTAGCATGTATATTGGCCACTATAAGGCGGTTGATTCAGCGGAAGAATTTTTTTCTGAATCCAGAGAACATTTAGATTTCCCGACACAGGTAGAGCACAAGAAAAAAAGATATTCCCTTGTACGCACTCATATTGTTTCGACCAAAAAACAATTAAGTAATCTAAAAAGCAGGGCAGAAGAGTTAAATATTAAATTTGACGTAAAGATATAATTTTCTAATGCATATTGAAGTATTTTGTGATGGAGCTTCTAGGGGCCAGGGTCAAAAGAAAACAGGAGAAGCTTCATGCGCTACAGTCGTATACAAAAATAGAAAAAAAGCCGCACAATTTGCTAGAGGTCTTGGTTTAAGAACCAATAATGAAGCCGAGTTTGAAGCTGTTATATCCGGACTGTTGATTTGTTCTATGTCTGATTTCCGTGATCCGATTATTTATACAGACTCAGCTGTTGTTGCGAATCAAATCAGCGGTAAATGGAAATGCAAAAACCACTCACTTCTGCCACTTCTAATGACCGTCCAAGATATTAAGGAAGAATTTAATTTTAAGATTGTTCAAGTCGAAAGAAGTTTTGTTTGGGAGCCCGATCAATTGTGCAATGAATTTCTAGATAAGTTAGCTGACAAAAAGGGTAAGTATAAAAATCTGTGATATACTTGTTGAGCTATGAGTAAAACTTTCCAAGAAAATTACCCGATCATAATTGGCTTAGCCGGTAGGGCTGGAAGTGGGAAAACCTCTGTGGCAGAAACTATATGCCCAAAGGGTTCGCTTGTATCCGCCACCGGATTAGCTGAGAGTGTTTCAATTATCTGGCAGCATATCTTTTATGCTCTTCCATTGTATGAACTAGCTTCCATTAAGAAAAACGTTAAGGGGGTTAACGAAAGATCCAGAAAGCTTTATGCAATTCATGAAGTTCTTTACGAAATTTATGGGGGAAGTCCTATTGGTTTTGTCCCAGATTACGAAAAGTTTACAAGCATGGTTATGCAAATTGAAGCTCTTTCGATAGAACCAGAGGGGGTAAAGCCTAGAGATTTTTTGCAGAAGGTGGGAGATATTTGCAGGAATCATAGAAGTTCATGCTTTTCCGATTGGGCGATTATGAAGTCTACAAAACTGTATAGAGAATACAGAAGCGACCTAGAAGAAGACGCTGTGGCTAATCCCTTTGCGGTTATCATATCCGATGTAAGATTTGAGAATGAGGCAGATTCTATTTTAAAACAACCAAATGGTTTGGTCGTAGTTTTCGATGCAGAAGAAAAAACTCTTAACGAAAGAATTCTTAGAAGAGATGGACAACCGCTTTCTTACGAACAAATGAACCACCATTCCGAGAAACAAATTGATAGCATTAGACATAAAGCAACATACATTGTTAAAACTGACGATATGTCCCTGGAAGAACAATCTATTCATACACTTAAATTAATCACGAATCAACTAGAAAGAGTAGGAATTTAAATGCCAAAAATAACCGAAAGCGCTGTGGAGCAGTCTGTTTCTACCGTTATGGATTCGGTGGTCGCGACACATCAAAAATTAACCGTTAGAACAGAGCCAGTTTTAACAGTTGCCGTGGGCAGAAAAGTGAATACTGGAAATTTTGAAAACGTGGATGTTATGGTTTGCCTTACGGTTGGCATGCAGGATGCAGATCCTTCAAATGTGGAAGCCTTTTCTATGGCCGTAAAAGACGCTGCGGCACAGGCTTTTTCCCTAGCATCTAGGGAGACGGCAGAGAGGTATAACGCAATAAAAGGGGCTCAACAGGGTCGATAATTTGCATTTTCTGGTTTTAAACGATACTATATAAACATACTTAACTTAAAGTAAAGAGGTATAAATATGAAAAAATTAATTTCAATGCTTAAACAACTACTGGGTAGGCCAGAGGTCGCAAGCCTTAAGTCTGCCGTTAGTGACGCTGCGCAAAAAGCCGCACAGGATGTTGCAGCTTCTGCAAAAAAAGCCGCTGAGGAAGTGGCTAAGTCAGCGGAAAAAGCAGTTGATGAAGCTGTTGTTTCGGTAAAAAAAGCGGCAAAAAAGCCAGCGTCCAAAAAAACAGCTAAGAAAGCAAAATAGTGGCTCTTGCTAAATCAAGAAAAACCAGTAAAGACAAAAAGCCAAAACCGTCCAAATAAAAAGGAATTAAATAAATGGTAATTAAAAAGGGCAGTGAGACTTTTTCTGGTTACAACAAACCGAAACGCACTCCAAATCATCCCAAAAAAAGCCACGCTGTTTTGGCCAAGAGCGGATCTCGAGTAAAGCTTATTAGATTTGGTCAGCAGGGAGTGTCTGGTTCGCCAAAGAAAAAGGGCGAATCCGCATCATATCGCAGGCGTCGTGAGTCCTTTAAGGCTCGCCATGCAAAAAATATCAGTAAGGGTGTAATGTCCGCCGCTTATTGGGCCAACAAAGTTAAGTGGTAATATATAATCAATCTAATTACTAATTAGAAAGACAATGAAATAAAAGAAGGAGAAAACAGTGCCTAAAGTAGGAGATACGATGTTTGCGTATACAATGGTCGGCCAAAAAAAGGCCAAGGCATACGCAAAAAAGACAGGTAAAAAAATGACAAAAAAGAAATCTTCAAAAAAGAAAATGGGATACTAATCATGGCTATGAAAAAGAAAATGCCAGCAAAGAAAGCTGGAGCAAAAAAGAGTGAAGCTGGTTTAACCGCTGCACAAAAAAAACTACCTCCTTTTATTAAGGCAGCTATTTTAAAGAAAAAAAAGAAAAAGTAATTTGTAACTTTAGCAGATAGAAAGGCGCAATATGCCAAAAGTAGAATGGGACATTGTAGTTCCGGTAAAACAACCCGCAGATCTTAAGGGTATTGCTCCCGGTAAACTGCCAGAATCTCTTCTTCGTCCAGCCGCTGGCGGCGGTAAACTGCATTGGCTTACTGCCGCAGCGTGGGGGGCCATGGTTGAGGCGGCAAAGGCAGATGGTGTAGAACTGAAGCCAGTTTCGGCTGGCGACACGTATCGCACCTATGAGTCACAGCTTACGGCGTTTAAGCAGCGTTACACAGATGTCCCAAATGGTAATTCTACTAGAACCTTTGAAGGCAAGAAGTGGTATAAAAAAGATCCTAAGCTAGCTTCTTTGGCGGCTCCCGGCACATCTCAGCACAATACTCGGACTGGCCGTCGACGTTCATACTGCCGGCGAACCAAAGCGTCTTAAGTGGCTTATTGCCAATGTTCGCAAGTTTGGATTTTCGTGGGAAGTAGTTCCCGAGGAACCCTGGCACCTGCGCTATACCGAACGGAGACAATCCTCCTGCGGCAGTAGCGGAATACATGGCAAAAAACAATATTGTTAAACCAACTTCAACGCCAATTATAAATCTTGCAACACCCAAGCCCCAAACCGCACACAAAGACGATGGGGGCGATCTTGATCCGGGCGATGGTGGCCCAAGAGTGGCTAAACTGCAGGAGGAGTTAGCTGAACGAGGCTATTACAAGGGGTTAGTTAATAGTCATTTCGATCAGGCTACACAAGATGCTGTTGTGGCTTATAAAAAGTCAAAAGGATACGGAGAAGGCCCCAAGGCCGGTAAGCGCGTTCTCGACGATTTGGGAATAGGTTTATAATGGAAGCAATAATTGTAGCCCTGGTTGGTGTTGTTGGTTCTATTCTTGTTGTCCTAATTGAAAAAGGTAGAAAAGAAAATACGAGAGATCACGCCGCAGTGGCTAATCAGCTAGAAACAATAACCGATGTTCTTAAGGACATAGATGAAGATGTAGCCCATATCGAATCTAAAATTGATAATCATTTAGAAGATCACATACAGGCTAGTTTGGGTAAAGATAGTTTTAATAAACAGAAAAAATCAAATTATTATGGCGGAAAAAAAAGATAAAAAGTGGATTCAAAAAGCGATTAAAAGACCCGGCGCTTTTACCGCTAAAGCAAAAAAACGTAATATGACTGTTGCACAGTTTGCATCTAAGGTTTCTAAAAACCCTACGAAGTATAGTGCGTTAACAAGAAAACAAGCGGCGTTTGCAAAAACTTTAAGAAAGATTAACAAGAAAAAATAATGAAACATAAATTAAATTTATTTTTTAATAGGCATAATAATAAAATTACGCACTGCGCTTATTTTTTATTACACGCAATACAAATATTTTTAATAATTAAATTAATGTAAAGGATAAAAATAACAATGGCAAAAGTAAACAAACCAACTAAGCCAGCACTATGGTCAAGCGCTAAGTCGCAAGCTAGAGCTAAATTCGATGTGTATCCAAGCGCGTACGCAAACGCATGGGCAGTAAAAAAGTACAAGGCTATGGGTGGTGGATGGAGAACTGTATCCACAAAGAAGGCTAAAAGAAAGAAAAAGTAATGGCCTGCTGGAAGGGTTATAGCGCAAAAGGTATGAAGCTTAAAAATGGCAGAATGGTACCCAACTGTGTACCCAATAAATCATCCGGTAAATCAAGAAAAAGCAAGAAGAAATAAATAATGCCTGGACCCAAAGGTGTTGGTTTAACCAAATGGTTTGATCAAAAATGGGTTAACATTGGTGCGCCCAAAAAGAAGGGTAAGTATCAACCTTGCGGCACCTCTGGCAAAGGCGGGTCTGGATATGCCAAATGTGTCCCCGCGGCAAAGGCGGCTAGAATGTCCGCCAAACAGAAAAAAAGTGCAGTAAGAAGAAAAAGAGCTCAGGGGACCCCCCAAAAGGGTGTTAAAGGCCAGGCGCCAAGAAACGTGAGTACGTTTAAAAAATCAAAAAAGAAGTGATATAATAAACCAGTGTCACAAGATGATGTGTTTGACGGCTTCATGCCCGGTATCAGCGACATCGCCATTTCAAAAGTTACTGCATCGATAACCTCAAACGGCGATTTGTTAAATGTGCACTGCATAACCATCAAAGCTGGGGATAAAGATTATGTTTTTAGCATACAGCCACAAGATTTACAAAAATTATACTTTTTAATTTTGAAAGCTATGCTATAATGTGTGACTATGGGTGTTGTTCTACACAAAAATATTCACATAGGGAACATACCTTCGACTCCAGCGCAACCGCATTTTAAAAGCCCACTACTTTATCGAGCTGAACAATCTCTACTGCAGTATGCGTCTAAGTTTGGTCACCCAATTAGTTATGTTCAAGAACAAGCCGGTGCGTTAATACAAAATGTAATTCCCTGCCACAAAACGGAGTGGCAACAGATATCTACATCGTCTAAAGTTCAGTTGGCCCTTCACACGGAAGCCGCGTTTCATCCGTATAAACCGGATTATGTAATGCTCCTTTGCCTTAGGGGCGACCCTACCGCGGTTACGACATATGCGAATGTCGAAGATATAGTTTCCCAACTAAGCAGTGAGGTAATCCAATATCTAAAAGATCCAGCTTTCACCATTGGCGTTGATCAAAGTTTCAAATTGCCAGGAAAATCGTACAGATTGACGACATCACATCTTTTGGAGGAGGAAACGAAAGGTGAGTATAGTATGATTTATGATGAAGATCTTATGAAGCCAGTAAATATATTAGCGAGTATGGCTATAGATAAATTTGGAGAAGCTGTTTCTAATTGCGTCCAAGAAATTGTTTTAGAGACTGGCGATCTTTTAATTATAGACAATAATAAGACCATACATGGCAGAAAACCATTTCAACCCAAATATGACGGCACGGATAGATGGGTGCAAAGAATGTTGGTTAGGAGACAGCTCCCACCAAAAGATCAACTGGTCGACCATACTGTAATAACTTCATTTGAGGAGTAATTGATGGTTAGTGATTGGTCCGGGAATACAGTTATCGTTACTGCGGTTACTGGAGATTACGATTATTTTGTAGAACAAAAAATAATAAAAGGTGTTGATTATATTTATTTTACCGATAAAAATATAGCTGTTCCGCAGCCATGGATGCCAGTGTTATTGGGAGACGAACATCTTGATAATAGAAGAAGATCTAAAAGACCAAAGCTAAACCCCCATTCAATACCGCTTCTGACAAGTTATAAATATTTGATTTGGATTGATGGTGATATGGGAATAGCAAATGAAAACTTTGTTTTGGAAATTATGTCATATATGAATAATGGATTTGTTGTATCTCCACACTTTGACAATAGACATTGCGCTTACGGGGAAGCTACAATAAGACCACCCAAGTACGCAAAAGAACCACTTGATGAACAAGTTGCTTTTTATAAAAGTGAAAACTTTCCAGAACAATATGGCCTGTACGAGTGCGGCGTTTCGGTCAGAGATATGACAAATCCCGCAGTAAAAGAACTGGGAGAACTGTGGCATCAACAAAATTTAACCTGGTCTTATCAGGATCAGGTAAGTTTCCCGTATTGTCTTTGGAAAACTAAATTTGAACCAGATGTTTTACCAACAACTTGGCGTTCGATGAATTGGATTTATTTATCAGGTCATAAGAATCCAGACTAAAATGAAATGTTTTATTATAACTTTATTTGATAATAGTAAATCTGTCGAGCTTGCCACAAAAGCCTACGAGTCAGCTATTAAATATGATTATAAGCCTAGTTTTTTTGCAGCGTACAATGGAGAAACTTCCTTAAAATATTTACAAAGCTTAGACATAAATCCAATTTATGATCAATCAATATTTGGATTTAACACTCACTTATATTGGTGCAGCAAAGGTGGAACCAGGGGATGCTTTGCGTCTCATTATAAAATCTGGAATATGTGCGTTGAGTTAAATGAAAATATTATCGTGCTTGAACACGACGCAGTGCTTGTCCAAAAATGGCAGAACCCAGTATGGCAGGACGTTATGCATTTGGACAACGAGGGTTCACTTAGGAGGAGATCTCAAAGTGGGGTAAGCGATTTTTATAATGATATAAGACAGAACTCAGTATATAATATGGGGTTTAAAGCCGCTGAATATGGCGGAATTGTTTCCATGAATTGCGCATACGCCTATGCAATAACTCCACAAGGCTCTTTGAAATTAATTGAAGCCGCAAAAAATCATGGATGGTTTGCAGTAGATAGATTTATGAGAGAGCCAATAATATCCATTGACACAATTCATCCAAAATTAGCACTAGAACAACCTGAGGCATTGGAGATGTTTACAACATCTTTTTAATTCTGTCTTCTATAGTGCATACACAAAGTCACATACGGATTGACGGCCTAGGCGATTTATGTTATACTAATAGTATTATATTTTTATAAAAAAAGGCATTAAATTGAGTAGAGAATTAGCGCAAAAACTACCTAATTGGTTTCTTGACAGCCAAATTCAAAACAACTTTGAAAGATTACTTGCTGAATTCAAAGGTAAAGTTAATCTTCAATTTTTAGAAATTGGTTCGTTTTCTGGCAATAGTGCTGCATGGGTTATGGAAAATATATTGACAGACCCATCATGCAGATTGACATGTGTCGATCCCTGGAATGGCAACATAGCACATGAGGCGTTTAACTTTGCGGATGTTGAAGCGGCATTTGACCAACAGCTTGAGCCATATAAGGATAGATTGATTAAAAATAAAATGTATAGCGAAAATTATCTTATGGAAAATAGAGATAAACAGTTTGATTTTATTTACATCGACGGAGACCACATGCCACAGGCTTTCATGCTTGACGCCCTGCTTTCATGGGAGTTATTAAAACCGGGTGGACTAATGGCAATAGATGACTATGCATGGAGCCATCCACGTGGTGCGCAATATAACCCAAAACAATCAATGGATTTATTTGTTAGCATGTATTCAGAGCACTGCGTTGTCCTTGAAAAGGGATGGCAAATCTGGATCAGAAAAAATTCTAATTACGTTAGGCCAGAACACATACACGAATAGAGAAATATAAAAATATTTCTAATAATTTTAGTAGTTATTTGCTTGTTTGGTAATTCAGTAACAAGAAAATATGATATACTTGTTTCTACGAAGTCAAATGCAAGTTGCTGGCCTAAATAGTTGATGATACACCATTAACCACGAAGGCCAGTAAATTGAGCTACGAGATAGGGTGAAGTGTGTCCCAGGATGCGCTTCACCCTATTTTTTTATTACTATTAGCCTAGCCTAACTATACCGGGGGGTGCGGCTAGATGCCAAAATTATATTTGCGCAATGGATGGCTTGCGCTCCTGCCCGTATTTGCTTGGTTTATAGCGCTTATTCCAGCTACGACGGTCAAGGCTACAGCCAACTGCAATACCACCTACTCTGCCTCAAACTTCGTGTTCGGCGGAGTCGGGCAGGACAACGCCGGCACGATTCGCCTGACCTCGGCGTCAAACAGCCAGTTCGGCGCTATCTGGAACAAGACCCGCATCAACCTC